CGGAAATGCGAACCTTTCCACCCAAAATTATTTTTGACAGTAAAGTTGTTGAAGTAACCAAAGGCAAAGACAATCGGGGCGAACCCACTACCCTCTTGCCTGACGGCACGTCGCACGACCTGATCTTGAACTACGATGCGCCATTAGAAAAGGATGGTAAATACGGTGCGTATTATATCTATGCCGTAGACCATCAAGGCGTAACGCATACGATGTTTGCGAATCCGCGCCAGCATGAGGCGATACAGAATGCCGGAGGACATCGTGGCTCTACAGTGCATATCCAGTGCGACCGTGAGGAGTTCACCGGTAGAGACGGCACACAAAAATGGGCACCGGTCTGGACGGTTACCTGCACGGCTGCACCGAATACAACCGTAGACAGTTTCCTCGCCTCAGAACAGACCCAACAAGCCGCTCAACAGGCCACAGAACAACTCAAACCAACCGATACACCTCAACCACAAGCCGACCTGTTAGGGGGTGATCTATGAGCCTACCTGACGTTGGCTTTCGGCCTGACACGCCTACTGCTCTAACGATCATAGACTGCGCTGTTTGGCCGTACACCGTCCAAGCCGGAACCACGCAAGCCAAGTTCAAAGTTGATGCCCATTCTGCAATCTTGAAAGAGCTACAGCCGATGTCGATTGCTATAGGCGATACAATTCAGGTCACGGCCAGTAAGCGAACAGATGGTAGCGTAGCGTTTGCGGTTGAGATGATCGCACGGCATCGACCGGAACCCAATACCGAAGAACATGCAGAGTGGAAATTTGAAGGCATTGTGATGATGATGCGCCGTTGTATTGCCTCTGCAATTAACAACTGTAAGGCGAATAACCTGGAGCCTACATCTGAACTGGTAGGCCCAATGGCTACGTCCATGTTTATACAGTGCTGCAAAAGTTTCGATGTGAATTATCTGATCGGTGATCCGGATGACCTACCATTCTAAGCTGATCGTGCGTGGGGCCATGCCCAATCTCAATACCGTGATAGCTGCAACTAAACGGCACTGGTCGCACTACAGTAAAGAGAAAAAGCGTTGGACTCAGATGGTGCGCGTCGAGGCGTTGTCGCAAAGGATCACACCAATCACGCAACCCGTTTGGGTTCGCTCAGAATACTTCTCAAAAAACAGACGCGCCGATCCGGACGGTATACGCATAGCAGCAAAGTATATCCTGGACGGATTAGTTGAGGCACAAGTCTTACCCGATGACTCGCAGAAATGGATCATCGGTTTTGTGGATCGGTTCGACGTGGACAAAGATGACCCACGTATCGAAGTCGAACTAATTCCGGAGCCGGATGCACTATGAGCAACCAACTGCTGGTCGAGAAATCAGACGGCTACCTAATCAATGTCTACGCAGATCAGATCGTGGATGTTGTGCCGTCTGCTAAACCCGACCGACAACCGTGCGCCATTGTAATGCGATACGGTGATCCGGTGCTGTTAAGTGAAGAAACGAATGTGATACAAATCATTGAATGGTGGATAGAAAATTTGGAACAGTCACGCAAGCGTTCGGGGGCCGGAGATTCCGGCAACGCTTAGTGACTTGGGGGTGGGCTGCTTTCCTCTACGGCTCACCTCCACCTTATAAAAAAATGGAGGCAGTAATGAAAGAATACACCGCGACAACATTGGAACGAGCCAGACACGTCCTTAAAAAGTTTCCGCTTTCGGACGGTGCAAAAATGGCAATAGGTAAAGATTTGGAATACGGTTACACATGGGCGGCTACACCGGAAAACAAACGCGCATTAGTGGCAACTGTTCCACCCCGTAAACCGGGCGTGTTTACCGTTTTCACAAACGATGGTCACACTTTAAATCTCACCGGCAATGCCCTAACCCAGATGATAGATAATGCCCGAACCAGACACCGAAACACGCAAGCCCGTATTGACGCTTTCGCAACACGCCGCAATAACATTGCACAAAATGATCCAGGAAAAATCGCGCACGATACCGCCAGCACTCAACGTGAGCAACGAGATTACGAGGCTGGGTTGCGTAATACTTTCCGAATTGCTGGATGGGGCGACATGGAATTCACCTCTATTAATGAAAGCAATCATCGACCTGATCGAGGGCGAAGTGGAGTGGTTAAGGAAACAAACGATCTACGAACAATGGCGCGAGGAAAACAGACCCGTTCCGGCAAAACGATACCAGACCCGAGGTCCAGCACCAATGGAACTAACGACCCCAGCGTATCAACGGCTGAAAGAAGTCGGCCTATCCTACAACCACAAAACAAAAATGTGGTCTGGGTGGCAGACGGACGAGATGGTCATCACCGCAAACGACTTGTTGTCCGTGCAGGGCAAGCTGATTTGACGGGTGAATTATGAAACCGCGCAAGTATGGTTGGGCAGATAAAGCTGCTCCGTATAAAAGCTGGAGATACCAGTGGAACGTAAGTGGTGTGCATGATGTAGACCAGATCGAATGGCGCGGAGACTACCCTGTTGCAGTGCTGGAGTTGACGACTAATCCAATTATTAATCAGGCCGTGAAAGACCGGGTAGCGCATCGTCTCTGGTATCAGTTCTCTGGTCGCAAACTACGCCATGTAGCCAAAGCATTGCACGTTCCGTTTTACATCGTCCTTACAACAAATAACGCAGAAGAGATAAGCGTATGCCTACAACAAAGTCCAGACTCCGAATGGGCCGATATGCCAAGAGATGTCTACCGGCACTGGCTATCCTCGTTACAGCCATTGCGCTCTACAAAAGATACAAACGCAGCCAAAGCTACGAACAGCCCATAATATGACGGCCTACTATAACGAAAACGATAAACAAACTTGTGCCTGGTTGCGAGAACTGATCAAACAGGATCTAATCGCACCAGGTGACGTAGACGAAAGAGACATTAGAGATGTTAAAGCAGATGAACTTATTCGATATGCGCAAATTCACTTCTTCGCGGGCATCGGGGTCTGGAGCTACGCACTCCGAAACGCCGGATGGCCGGACGATAGACCCGTCCTCACCGGATCATGCCCATGCCAGCCATTCTCATCAGCCGGAAAAAAAGAAGGCACAAAGTCAAAAGCCCACCTCTGGCCGGAAATGTTTCGACTCATCGCCGGTCTACCAAAGAGCAAAAGACCGCCAACAATCTTTGGAGAACAGGTTGCGCAAAAAGCTGGTCAGGCTTGGTTCGACGCTCTACAAGCAGACTTGGCGCGAGAAAAGTACGCCGCAGGGTTGGTTGTTTTTCCAGCTTGTAGCGTCGGCGCACCGCATCTCAGGCAACGGCTCTACTGGTTTGCAGACAACGTGGAACAGTCCAACCGCGATGGACGGCAACAGAGGGCCACATGCCATAACGATGGACGAAAACGGCAACGCCCAACGGATCAGCAAAACGACCGGTACAAAGTTTGGAATGATACTGGTGACACAAAGCCAACTGACGGGGTGGCCAACGTGCAATGCAAGCGAAACCTGCGAGAAATTGGAGACAGTAGAAAAACGGAAACAGAGACGCAAGAAAGAAGGCAAAAGCGGAGGGCTGATGAAACTTGGCACAACAGTCCAACTGACGGGGTGGCCGACGGCGACAACAAGAGATTACAAGGGGGCAAACTCAGTAGAGAATACGATCAAAAAATTGGAGAGTGGCAAACGAGCGCACATGGGGCAACTGGCAAACCATGTGCCAGTGCAAATGACAGTGGACTGTCCGGCCCGATTAACGGCTACTGGCGAAATGCAGATTGGTTCTGGTGCAGAGATCAAAAGTGGAGGCCAGTTGAACCCGGCTCTGCCCCGTTGGTTGATGGGGCTTCCGCCAGAGTGGTGCGATTGCGCGGTTTCGGCAACGCCATCGTCGCGCCCCAAGCGCAAGCGTTCATAGAATCTTATCTGGAGACCGAAAATGCATAACCTACCCATACTTGGCACGGCACAAGTTTCACACATGTTTAGCATACCCGTTCGCAGACTTACTGCGTTTGCCGAATTGCAGATCGTCGATCACCACGACCAGCGACCCGGCACTGGCACGACCAGACGCTACAGCATAGCCAACCTTATGATGACTAAACTTGCGTCGAACTTGCAAGCGCTTGGCGTAGCTCCAAAAAAGCTATCACGCAAAGCAGAACTTTTAAATCACGGTATTGCCCGATTTCTTGACGAACCCAATCCATCGCGTTACATGTCGCTTTGGGTTGATTCAGATGCGGAAATAAAAGTATCGTGGCACACCAGCACAACATTCACNNANCCNNCNTCCATNNTNATNGATTTNAAAATGNTNCACGANGACGTAATGGACGCGCTCAATAAACAATCGGACATCTTATGCCAGATGAAATAATACTGGAGCATGAGATGGTAATTGTGGTTGAGGTCACNGCTGAANTNTTAGGCGAGAACCGNGNNGNCACATTTGACGAGCCGGGTGAGTGCCAGTATTCCGGTGATGTAAAAGTAGTGTGGAACAACGAGGACATTACGAATAAGCTCGACACTGAAGACATGGAAAAAATCAGAAACCACATAGACGGAGAAATACAATATAGAGGAGCGACCAATGAACTATAGCCTACCCATGCTGACCGCTACAGAAGTGTCGGAGCGATATGAGATACCGTTACGCGCACTAAAACAATACGCAGAGTTAGGCATTGTTAAACTCGCTAAACCACATCCTGGCACCGGCACACCCAGACGGTTAAGCATCAGAAATATTGTTCAAGCCTATACCGCGTGGCATCTACAGATCATGGGCGTAAACCAAAAGAAAATCTCAACACTGCAAAAAGACATGATCTACGAAATCAATCGATTTCTTGATAACGTGGAGACAAATAATAAACACCTGATGCTATGGCCGTCCTACACAGACTTTGGCCCTCAAGTTGACGTTGGTCGCAGCGATACAACACGGCCACTTTTTATCGGGTCTGTAGCTATAAATCTTCGCACCCTTTATGACACTGTATTGGAAAAATTAGAATGGAGTGAACAATGATAAGCAGACGAATAATGCAAAAATTGTTTGGCATCCTGAGACGTTTGCATAGACGACAAAACACACTCACCACACCTGACTTAATTGAACTAAAAAAAGAAGTCTATGAGGTATTAAAATTGGCATGTCATCGCCACAGAAATTATCAGGATTGGCTCGACAGAGAAATAAATCAAATCAGACAAAACGAAAAAGAGGCAAGAAATGGATAAACGACAATTTCGAGATACGCACAACACACCTATCACGCCGGCACAACAACGGGTGCTGGATGTCATACGGCGACACTTAGAGGAACATAATCGAACACCGACCATCAGGCAGATTTGTGAAGAGTTAGGCTTGAAGTCCACATTCTCTGTCAGCACCCAGATAAACCGGTTACAGAAAAAGGGTCATTTAGCATACGGGCCAAGAGTTGCATTAAGTGACCGGTATCGAACGGTCGTATTGGAGAAAAGCGAATGACAGATAAAACAGACCAACTCAAATTGCTGACCGTGCCGGAAGTGGCAGAGATGTTGTCCATTTCTAACAACCAAGTTTACGTTTTAAAAGCTATAGGCGAATTGCCTTTTATTAAAATTTCTCGCTCAACTCGCTTCGATTTGGCTGATGTTCAACAGTTCGTTGCAGAAAGAAAACAAGGGGGCAACGGAATATAGCTATAGCAAATCTATAGCAAATAGCCTGTTTCATACCAAAACAACCACCTACGAATTGTCGTAAGTGGTTGTTTTTTATGGTGAGCCCGGCGCGAATCGAACGCGCGACCAATTGATTAAAAGTCAACTGCTGTATGGTTGTAGACTTTAAGTAAAAACAACGACTTATGCACTTTATGCTTGTATATTAATGTTAAATATGGTATATTGACACACACGATTACCCACACTAACCATAGGAATCGCATATGTCAAATAGCAAATCTATAGCAAAAAAGGAAGTTAAAAAGCCTCCAAAAAAATACCGTGAAGGGCTTGTGACCTACCTCAAGCGCGGTAACAGATGGTCAGCTTATTACACCGATACAGGAACTCGAAAACCAAAATGGAAGGCGCTTGGCGTGGACAATCAACGTGCCGCAAGAATCAAAGCGCGTGATATAAATAACGCTTTAGAAGGTGGCACATTAGCGCAATTTGAAACATTACAAGCAAGCGCATCGCTAACCTATAAAGAAATAGCAGAAGAGTATTTGGACGTATTGGAATGCAGCGAAAGCCAGAGGAAAAATTACACTATGATGATCGGTCGTTTTTGCGAACTATTTGGCAATACGCCTATACAACAAATAACGGCTGGAAACATTACATCATGGCTTGTGAAGGCAAAAAGAAAATACAAGTGGGGTGCTGGAAACGCCACGCGAAATCACTACATGACCGCAATTAGGCAACCGTTCCATTTTGCGTCTGAAAACAAATATATATCAGCACTTCAACATGCCGAAATATCTGCGATACAAAAAGCAAAAATTATAAACAAAATACCAGATGCCATAACAATGGAAGAATATGACCAAATGATGCAAATACTTCCAAAGTGGGCCTCTGTTGTCATGGGGCTGTTGTTTCAAATTGGCTTTCGCAGGGCAGATCTACATTTAGTGACCTGGCCGGATATACATTTGGACGAGAAAATTCTATTTGCTTGGAATAACAAGGGTACTGCCCAACGAAAAGTTCCGATGACGAGCTATGTGTACACAACGCTACAAAACCTACGTAACGGTGCGATATTTTGGAAACATAATGCGCCCTACGGATACCATGAAAACTTTGACGAAAACATGCAACCCGTCAAAAACCAAAATGAACAAGAAGTCATCAAGGTAATACTTGGCCTTAAAAATGCTTCTATTAAAAATCCTTACAAATTTAACGGTTTTTTATTTACAGATGAGTGCGAAAATAAATGGAAACAAAAAGGAAAAACCCCATATTCATGCGCTGCGATAGCTAAAGTTTTAAATAAAAACGGCGTAGAGTATCGGAGTGACAAAGAATGGACTACAAGAATAATAGGAAAAATAATCAAGCAAAATTCAAGACAAATACCAAGTCGTCAGTTGTCGAAAAAGCAACGCGCTGATGTTATAAAGAAAAACATTTTTGACGAACAAGATATAGTAAGGTTCTATGGCGCGAACGAAAGAAAAGACAAAAAATTATTTCCAGAACAATTTGATAAAAAGTTGTTAAACGACAAGGTAAGCAAAGCTGCCGAAATAGTCGGTGTAAGGATAACCCCACACATTATGCGACACACCTTTGCTACCTTTTTACGAGCCGATGGAAAATCGACATCCGAAATTGCTGAGTTGGGTGGTTGGTCAACTGAGCAAATGGTTAAGCGTTACGGCAAAACACCAACGTCACGCCTTATTGAAGTGATGAGTAGTTTTGATAAAATCAATACACTGAAAGTAGCTGAAAAAGAATCAGCCTAACTCAAAAGCCGCACCGGGCGTGACAACACCCACACGGATTGTCACAGATAGTTAAAGCCCGGTACGGCACTTCGATAAGCCTACGTGCTGTCTGCGTATAGATTCTCTTGCCCGAGACAACATTTCTTATATTTGCGATCACTGCCACAATAACAAGGGTCATTTCGCTTTAGACCTGTCCATTTTATTAGAGACCTTATTTCTTTTTTAGGCACAAACTCATACTCAAAAGTCGTGTAGCCTAATTCATCAGCGACGTTGTTGATGAATGAAGACAAGCTGACAGTGGCTAAATGTTTATCTCTGTCTATTACAAAAAAATTAAATTCTGGCTCTACGTCATCACAATCACATGTACCTTGCATCATTACTAAGTGACGCTCATTGCGATTAGACGATAAAAATGGCAGTGATTCAGCCAGCATGGGCATCTACATAGGCTTGCCCCAGCACATATGCGGCGGCTACCAGAGCGATGGGCCATGTGACCTCTACCGCACCGGTTCCGGCGGCTGCACCGATTGCAGCGGTTACGCCTAACTTTCGGCTACCCAATTTTTCTTTTAAATCATTCAGAATTTTCATCGTTTTCGCTTTCTGCACTGACATCCTCTTGTAGTCTCTCCAGTGCCGTTATTGCTCCGCTTTGGCGCTGTATTAGCGCATTGAGTTCCGTCACTTTTGTTTGCGCCTCCTGGAGCATTTGGAGCGCTTCCTTACGGTTGTTTGTTAGCTCGTCGACTTTGTCTAAAACAGTTGAGTGGAAAAAATGTTCATGCATCTCTCTCTCCTGTGGGTTAGTTGCGTTTCTCTATCGTTTTTTTGCTGTCTTTTTGCTTGCACGAAATGCCTTTGCAGTGGGCGCACCTTTAGTGCCNGGTTTNCNCATCCGTTCNTTNGACCCACCAGCTATGCNCTTACGTTTGGCATGGATATTNGCGNAGAGNCCTCGTTTAGCCATAGATCACCATTTCGTTTTATGCGACCAATATCGAGCCGACATTTTAGATGGTTTAGCGTCTTGCGCGTTGTGTCTCGCGTAGTAAGACTTCTTACGCGCTTTTTGCTTTGCCGACGTAGGATTTGCACCAGCACCACGCACCCCCTGTTGACCGAATCGAATGGTCTTGGTTTGGCCGCCTGACTTAGCCACTACCACATGCGACTTGGTTTTGTGGTTAGGCGTTCGCTTGGGTTTGTTGTAGGCGCTCACCCCTGCCCGTGCAAGTTTGGGGTCACGTTTGGCTGGCATCACTTACCTCGTCTTTTTCGACTTTACTTTCTTTTTACGTGCTTTAGCAGCGGCTTTTTTGCCGCTTGACGTGTATGGAAATTTCTGACCGCTTAACCATTGGCATATCAGTCTCCTTTGTTAGATGTGCCTAAATCCAATTTGTCGAGTTGTCGTTCAATGCGTAACGATCCTAATTCGTTGTTTGCTACACTCAGTAACGTGCCACCTATGATGGCTCCAGCCTCGTCTGTCTCATACACGTAAAACGTGGTAGTCGTTATTGCCGTTTTGCTAATTCTTGCCGGTCTACGCTCACCGCCTACCTGTATGTAACATGTTTGATTCTCGTCATATTTACTGCCAAAAAACACCGCACATCCGGCCAGTATATTCTCTATTGAGTTTTTCAAAAACAAGAGCGCAAAGCCAACCACAAATAACCAAGAATACTGCTCTATTAGCAGACCAATACCGGACTGTTCGCTAAATTTTTGTAGAGCTGCTGCGGCTTCTGCTTCCATTCTTTTTTGCCATCCGCGCCGTGGGTGAACGCTTGTCTTTAGCCGCCTACGGTTCAGCAATTTTTCCAGCCAACGCCAAAAGCGGTTCATCAGCTTTTGCTGGTTGCCTTATAGACTTCGGCAAACATCACCGTCATCAGCCACACGATTAAACCGTAGACCGCTTCGTGATTCCAAAATTCCATCCATTTTTTGTCGGCTCCGTTACGTGCAAAAGGAAAGCCTATGGTGTGCCAGAGTTGATACAGGATCGTCACGCACACAGTGGCTCCACCTGACCAGGCAGCAGCTTTCTTCGATTCATCTGCCGCCTTTTGTCGCTTGCTCATTGTAACCAGAGACCGTTTAGCAGACTTGAGTTCGCCCTTCAGATCGTCGCGGTCATGCTTGTATTCTTTAGCCACGATGTTTTCTGATGCCACCATTTTACGCAGATGTTCAATCTCTTTAACCGCCTCGACGTAAATTCGCCTTTGGCGCTCCGCAGACGGTATCTGCTCTGGTGGTGGATATTTTGCCGGAGACATTAGCTACCTATTGTAGGTTTCGTATCTGGAAAATCATCTGTAGCAGGCCAATTCCGTAATGCGACCCTATAGGCCATAATTGCAGTGTGGTCTGGATGGTCTGTCACATTAACAAATTTATCGGTTCCACTCAGTTGCTTATTACGCCATTTTCGCGCTTGTCTTTCTATTTGTGCAGACGTGATTTCTGGTTCAGGTTTTAACTCAAACGAACCCCCACCTTCGGCCAGTTGTCTCGGTATCACATCATCATCGCAAATAATGCCGTCATCTACTCTGCCATCTGGATATGTAATTTTGTATAGTGGCACTGTTTTATCTCCTTTCTGTTAGATGGACACTGGAAAAATGAGGACACAGCCATGCCCACCTATACCATTAGAGGCCGCGTTACCAGAAGTAGTGCTTGTTGTATAAGCACCTCCTCCACCCCCACCAAGAACTCCGCGCCCTGCCGTTACATATTTTAGGTTGTATGCAACGCCTCCACCACCGCAAAAAGCAGACCCATTCGGGTCTGTCATTTCAGCAGAGCCATCCAAAAATGGCGCNGTNGCATCATTAAACATTTGTTGCATACCTGTGTTTATTGTATTAAAACCTAAACTGTAATTATTAGCGTCATTATAATCAGCCCACTCCTGTGTATAATACGTAGTCAGCATGCCTGAAAATGGTTCCATTGCTACAGGCATTGGATACCCCTGCGACAAAATCTGGATTAGTATTTTTACTGTTAGAACTTCCACGACTCCACCCACTAAGATTACCACCGATAGTTAATTTCGTTGAAGTTCCTTGCTCGTTAGCACCTGGAGCGCGACCATTCATCCATAACCCTACCCCACCGCCTCCAGTGGCCCCTTTTGTTGCAGTCTGAGTATTGCCATAACCAGAGCCACCCACGTAATTTGCAATATTGCCGCCAGTTGGCGTGCCACCACTTGCACCAGATGTCGGGCCTCCACTGGTGTCAACTTGTCCTGCTGACCCTCCAGTGCCTGTCATGGTTGAAATATCTGATCCAGCAAACGTGGAATTAACTCCAGCCTCTCCGTTACTGTTACCCGAAGCAGTACCTGCAACAGACCCACCTCCAGCACCAATCGTAGCCGTGTACGTCACTGAACTGGACATAGTTAGAAGGCTTACAGCGCAACCCCCTGCTCCACCCCCAAGAGCTACACCAGTAGAATTATTTCCTACTCCGGCTCCACTGCCACCACCACCAATTACATATACATATGCAGTAGTTGTCGTGGATGGACTCCACGAAGTTGTTGCGAAAAACTGAATGTTGGGCAACCCATTACCCGGCCCCTTTGTTCCTAAAACCGCCATGTAAAATCTCCTTTTATAAACTCATCCAACTGTCAATACTTCCATCCACAAAAACAAGCTGTACTGCGTTACCTCGGGGCAGTGTTCCATCAGCGGCAAGTTCGTCAATTTCCTCTGAATTGCGGCCTATAGTGACGAGTGCAGCCCCCACATTCTTTATTGTCACTGTGTTACCTGCTGATGGCGAGGATGGCAACGTAACCGTGAATGGAGTCGATGCGTGGTTACAGATCAACTGTTCACCACTGCTTGCCGTATGGGTTGTCGTTACAACCGCCCAATCACTATATGATCCACCAGAGGTAACCCAATCCAGATTACCACTACCATCTGTTTTTAAGACCTGATTTGCACTACCATCCGCAGTAGGCATGACCCAAGCTGCTGAACCTGACGCAATAGTTAAGGCCGATCCATCAGACGATAGATATTCACCGCCTTCATCGTATAAATAAAACCGCCTATTGTCGGCAAAACGAGCAACCTCATTACCATCATATTGCTGTATAACAAGATCCTTTGCGTCTACCAGAGGTTTAAAAATTACATCAGAAGAAGAGTTTGTAATCGACATCAATTCTNTGCCACCATCAGCGTAAACAATACCCTGATCTGCTGTATCAGAATCGAGTGTAATCTTATCTACAGTGTCCAGTGTAATTGCCCCACTGTCACTGCTGTCATCTGTTGTTGTTATACTATACACCCCTGCTGAACTAACGGCATGGGTAACATACTCCTGAGCATCGTATTTCAGTATTAATGGAGCGGTAGTGTCGGTTGCCGTAATAGCTCCACTGGCAATAGTGCCTACGCCTGAGATGTTTGCGCTATCGTCTATGGCAACAGCCGAGTTAGCTTGGACAGTAGCTCCACCTGTTCCATTGGCTGTCAACACGATATTGTCTGTTGATCCAGTGCTACCTCCGATGGTGCCTGTAGCTACGCTTGTCCAACTTAAAGTGCCACTGCCGTTAGTTTTTAATACCTGGTTTGCTGAACCATCACTGGCCGGTAACACCCATGCCGCACTGCCTGATGCAATCGTCAGATTTGATCCGTCTGAACTAAAATATTCTCCGCCTTCATCATAGAGGTATAGCCGTCTATTATCAGCAAATCGTGCAACCTCGTTGCCGTCATACTGCTGGATGACTATGTCCTTTGCATCAACTAAAGGCTTGAATATTACGTCACTGGAACTATTGCTGATACGCAGTAGGTTTGTTCCACCATCCGCATACACCACGCCCTCTGTAGCCGTGTCTGAATCAAGCGTAATTGAGTCAACCGTATCCAGCGTAATAGCACCACTATCGCTACTGGCATCAGTAGTTGTAATACTGTATACTCCGGCAGACGATACAGCGTGAGTGACGTATTCTTGTGCATCATATTTTAGAATAAGTGGAGCCGTAGTGTCTGTGGCTGTAATAGCTCCACTCACACCTAATGTGCTACCTACTGTTGCTTGCCCTGCTATAGCGGTTACCCATGACGTAGTCGTGGCATGGGGCGTTAACGTCAAACCCGTTACGTACGAGCCAGCACTCGCTATATTATTTCCAAATGTAAGCGCACCGCCATCGGCTACCCCGACCTTCCATGCGTCGCCAGCGTCGTCGCCCTGATCCGCTTTTAGAACTATGGCTAAAGCAGCACCTTCTACCGCCGCAGCGATCTCCAACGCATCGTTGGTTGTTTCATCGTATTGTATCGTTACGTCATCGTTTGTGCCTAAAGAGAGAGCCTTATTGTCTGCCAGTTTTAACGTGCCGGATAACGATAGGTTGTTGATCTGGTTCGATGCAGACGTATCGTCGAGGTCACGGCTGGAGTCCACAACCAACGCTTTTGAGGCCGTGATCTGCCCGGCGGTAACGCCTAAGTTCGTAGCGTTAAGGCCGCCATTAATAGCTGACGATGTCAGAAGGTTA